ACGGGGGGGGGTCGTATCCTGGGGGGGCACCCCCCTTTGTTTTTTCTGTATATATATATATCCTCCTCACTCAGCGGAGGGTAATCCAAGGTAACATAAGGAATATCTAATATGCCAAAACTAAAGACTAAATCAGGTAAGACCAAACATTATCCATACACTCAGGCTGGACAGACTGCATACAGAAAGGCTAGAGATGCGGCCAGAAGAAAGGCCAAGAAGAGTGGAGTAAAATAATGCTTCCTACAGCAGCAACAAAGGCATTAAGCGGATTCTTTGGTAATACTGGATCTACGACTGGAACACAAACAGTTCAGCCGTTTGGAATAGATACGGGTATAGATTCGAGCAATACTACAGGCTTCGCTAGGTGGCTTAACCCACAACCTTTAGACGCATCAAGAACTTATACTTGGGATATGCCTGATCTTAATGAAATTCTTTTAGATATAAATCAGGCTGGTCCTGATTGGAATAAAACTCCTGGCGGGGCAAAGATCCTATTAGACCTACAAAATGATCCCGCGAGGATTAATACATTAAGCAAACTTCCTGGTAAGTCGTTAGGGCCAAAACAATCATGGAAGGATATGGTAACAGCCACTGATATTGATAGGTTGAGTTCTAGAATGATGGGTGGTGGATTCTATGGGCCGAATCTACAAAGAATAAGTGGTTTAGAGAATTCGTTGATAGAGAATATATTAAAAGAAGAAAAGCAAGATCTACAACACTGGAACGAAGGACACACAGGATATTTTCAGGATACCTTAAAAGATTTGGGTTTAGACCTCGATCCTTTTAATATTATGTATGCTGATGAATTGAAGGAGTTATCAACCCCAAACCCTCATCGATACCTTCAGGATACAATCCTGGCTGATAATTCTTTTACTGTGAACACTGAACAACCCGTTAATCTTGGTCAGACACATGCGGATACCCTTCAATCCTTTTTTAATATCCCAGAAGTTACAGAAGAGCAGCCAGAAGTTACACCTGTCGGCACTGATAGCGGTACAGTAATAGTTGAGGATACACCAGACGGTACTATAGTAACAGATAATACGCCAGTGTTTAATACACCTATTGTAGATCCGAGTACATGGTTACCAGATGACCACATAGATACGATGCCTGTTTTAAATCCTTTTGAACCTCTTACTGAGGATCAGACAGTATTTGACCGTACAACTCCTGGTCCAATTGGGGATTATCTTAGAGAGCAGGAATTAGATTATATGATAGATGAAGTCTTTACTCAAGAAGACAAGGCGGCTGAAGACGAGCAAAAAAGAATAAACGAGATAGCAGCTAAAGCGGAGCAAGATAGAATCCGATTAGAAAAACAAGCGGAGGATGCTAGAAAGCGGCAATTGGCCCACGAAAAGCAGGCTCGTGAAGCAAGAGAGAGGGCTGATAGAATAGAGCGAGAAGCCAGGGAAAGGGATGAACAAATACAGGCTGATGACAGAAAGGCTATTGCACGAGCTAGGAGAGAGGAAGAACAGAGAAATAAGAAAGCAAAGGCTGCTGCTGATAAGAAGCGACAAGCCGTAGAAGCCGCCAGACTTAATGCCTTAGCCGCCGCCGCTAAGAAGCAGGCTGCCGCTGCCAAGAAGCGGGAAGAAGAGAATAAAAAGAAACAGGAGGCCGAATCACAAAGGCTGCATAAGTTAAATATGGAAATGCTTGCCAGAATGAGAAGAGACAGAGAAGAGAGAGCGAGACAACAAGCATCCATGCCTAAATCATGGGCATTCTTCTAATGACAGAACGACAAGACAAATTCATAGATATTTACAGTAAGACAGGTAATGCTACCCAGTCTGCAATCGAGGCTGGCTATTCGGAAAAGACAGCCAAACAGAAAGGCTATGAATTAAAGAATCTTTTAAGAAAGGAAATCAATGAGCAAACTCAAAAAGTATTAGCAGATCATGTGCCTTCGAGTATTAAGTGGTTATCGGAGCTGGCAGAATCGTCAGAAAGCGATTCGGTACGCCTTGGCGCAATCAAGGATTTACTGGATAGGGCGGGATTGAAACCCGTAGAAAGAATAGAACAGACCACTGTGGAAAAAATGTCGGATGAAGAAATCCAACGGGAACTCGATTCGCTCCTCAAACACTAGGGCTGTAGAATTACTGAAAGAACAGAGACGCCGTGAGCGCTTCTCTAAGATCAATTCTTACGACCCCTACCCCTACCAGCTAAAATTCCATAAAAGCGGCTCAGAGGCCAACCAGAGGCTTCTAATGGCGGCTAACCGCATAGGAAAGTCTTATTGCGGAAGTATGGAGTTAAGTTACCACCTAACAGGGATGTACCCTGAGTGGTGGGAGGGAAGAGTGTACCGTCAACCCATCGTAGCATGGGCTGGTGGAGTATCAAATGAGACAACCAGAGACATTGTACAGTTTGAATTATTGGGTTCCCCCGATGATCCAGAGGCTTTCGGGTCAGGTACTATACCTAAAGACCTTATTATTAAAACAGAAAGAAAGCCAGGAGTACCAAATGCTAAGAGTGTGGCCCTCATAAAGCATATATCCGGTGGGAACTCTTCTTTATTCTTCAAAGCCTATGAGATGGGTGTAGAGAAATGGCAGGGACGTAGTGTGGATTGTATATGGTTAGACGAAGAACCATCAAGAGACATTTATAGTCAGGCAGTCACAAGGACATTAGACCGAAAGGGGATGGTTTATATGACCTTTACCCCTGAAAGCGGGATGACTGAGACAGTAGCATCCTTTATAAATAGGCTACAAAAGGGGCAATCATTAGTAAATGCGACATGGGATGACGCATCCGAGTCAGTTAAGAGCATGAATGGTGAGAACGGACACCTTAATGAAGACGTTATGCAACAGATTCTATCCTCTTATTCCCCACATGAGAGGGAAATGAGACGATATGGCAGGCCATCCATAGGTTCTGGGCTTGTATTCCCCCTTGGGGAAGAGCAAGTTGTAACAGATCCGGTGCATATCGAGGATCATTGGCCTAGAATAGCGGCAATAGACTTCGGTTGGGACCATCCAACGGCTGTAGTTTGGTGTGCAATTGACCGAGATGAGGACATATTTTACGTATATGACTGCTATAGAGCCTCTAAAGCCAGCCCTTCAGTACATTCAGAGAACATCAAGACAAGACCGCATTTTATACCCATAGCCTACCCGCATGACGGCAATCGCAGGGATAGCATGGGAAATCCGGGCTTGGCTGACCAGTATAGAAACTTAGGTTGTAACTTTTTATTAGAACATTTTTCTAATCCCCCAGCATTGGGGGTTAATAAAGGCTCCAACTCTATTGAGGAAGGGTTGATGGCAATGCTTCAAGCTATAGAAGGGAATAAGTTCAAAGTATTCTCTACCCTTACAGACTGGTTTGAAGAGTTTAGGATGTATCATAGAAAATTTAATAAGGTGGTTCCCATAAGGGATGATCTTATGTCTGCAACACGATACGCATTTCAATCACAGCGGTTTGCTGTTTCTGGTAAAGATCCAGCATGGACGCAGGAAGTTAATTATGGGAATTACGGAATAGTTTAATGGCACACGATAGATCAGATGACGAACTAATTACTAGAATACGAGGGGAGATTACAGACTCACTTGGGTATATGGGTGACACAATCTCTCAACAGAGAGAGGCGGCTATGGAATATTACTATGGCCTTCCTTTTGGTAATGAGGTTGAGGGTAGATCACAGTATGTAGACTCTACTGTGCAGGATACTGTGGAATGGATTAAACCTTCCTTAATGAGAGTCTTCGCTTCAGGTGATGAGATGGTTAAGTTCACACCTCATGGTCCAGAAGACGTACAGATGGCAGAACAGGCTACGGATTATGTAAACTACGTATTCACTAAAGACAATCCAGGTTGGGAAATTCTTTACTCGTGGTTTACGGATGCTTTATTAAGTAAGAATGGTATAGTCAAAGTATGGTGGGATGATTACGATGAACCACAGCGAGAAGAGTATACTCATCTTGATGAGATGGAGTATCAAGTTCTTGTGGGCAATCCTGAGGTCGAAGAGATTCACCATGAAGAATATGTAGAAGAAGATGAGATGATGGGGGTTGTTGCTTACCATGATGTAATCATCAGCCGCCAGAGAAGATCTGGTAGAGTAAGAATAGAGAATGTTCCACCGTCTGAGTTCCTTATATCCAGAGAATCAAAGGATATTCAGAATGCTAGATTTATTTGTCATAGGGTAGAAAAAACTTTATCCGAGTTAAGAGAGATGTATCCTGATTCAGACTTAGATCCAGATGAGCTAGGTGCTGGCGATGAAGATATGACTCAGTTCTCTGCCGAAAGATTAGAACGTTATGCGTTTGATAAGTCTGCCCGATATTGGGAAGGTTGGGGAGGCGAGGACTATGGTGACGAGGGTTTAAGAAACTATTGGTTACATGAGTGCTTTCTTAAAGTAGACCATGATGGTGATGGGATAACTGAATTAAGAAAGGTTTGCGTTGTTGGATCAACCATTCTTGAGAATGAAGAGATTGATTCAGTACCCTTTGTTTCTATTACTCCGATAAAGATTCCACATAAGTTCTTTGGGTTGTCTATAGCTGATCTAGTAATGGATCTGCAGCTCATGAAATCGACATTAATGCGAAACCTCATGGACAACATGTATAACCAGAACTTTGGGCGCTATGCAATTTTAGAGGGTCAGGCCAACCTAGATGACCTTCTTACCCAACGACCAGGCGGTGTGGTTAGAGTTAAGTCTCCAAACGCAGTTACACCTTTAGCTACCCCAGCATTAGAACCTTATTCCTTCCAGATGTTAGAATACCTGGATGGAGTTAGAGAATCAAGAGCTGGTGTATCGAGGATGTCACAAGGTCTGAATGAGAATGCTTTAACATCTCACACAACTGCTACGGCTGTTAATGCAGTCATGGGCGCAGCGCAAAGCAGGGTTGAGTTAATTGCTAGAAACTTTGCTGAGACTGGTGTTAAAGATTTGATGACAACCATCTATGAATTGCTTATGAAGAATCAGGATCACGAGAGAGTTATTATGTTACGTAACCAATGGGTTCCTGTTCGTCCTGATGTATGGAATGATAAGTTTGATTGTACGGTATCTGTCGCGTTAGGTCAAGGAAACAAAGATCAACAGATGGCTCATCTTTCAAGGATGCTTCAGTTCGCAGGAGAGGCAATGAAAGGCGGGTTAAGAATTGTTAGCGAACAGAATATGTATAACCTTGGAGCATCATTGGTTAAGGCAATGGGATTCCAGAATGTTGATGACTTCTTAACTAACCCAGCAACTATACCGCCTCAGCAGGAGCAGCCCTCGCCTAAAGAGCAAGCCGATCTAATGGAGGCTCAAGTCAAGAGGCAAGAGCTAGAGATTAAAGCTGGTGAGCTTCAGTTAAAGGCCCAGAAGATTCAGCAGGAATATGAGAAGTTACAAGTTGACTCCAGTTTAAAACAGCAAGAGATTGACTTAGAAAGAGAACAGAAACGAGCCGTAGCTATAGGAGCCACATGACACCAGAAGAAAGAGAAGGAAGGGCAAAGTCACTTTTAAATGATCCATTATTTAATGAAGCCTTTGATGCAATAAAAGAAGATTTAATGAATCGCTGGAATGTCAGCGGTTCTACAGAAGTTGAGGCCAGAGAATCAATCTGGCTTGCAATGAGACTGCTTGATAGAATCAATGCTCATATAAAGTCCATCGTAGAAACTGGACACATGAACAAAGTTCTAAAAGAGCAACATCCATTTATTTGAACAAGGAGTAAAGATTATGGCGGATACGCAAGAAGCCCCGCAACCAGCAGTACCAACTCTTCCCCAAGGAAGTATTAGGGAAGCACAAGAAGCGTTTCTATCTTTAGCGGTTCCTGAAGAGGATACACCGAAAAAGAAAGAGGCCGAAACGTCTGAAGAAGTAGAGGACGTTGAAGAATCAACCGAAGTCGAAGAGGAACCATTAGAAGCTTCTGAAGAAGAATCTGATGAGGAATTACAGGCAGAGGAGGAGGACTCAGAAGAATCCGAAGTCGAAGAAGAAATCACTGAAGAGGAGGACGACACACCTGGACTTTACACTGTTAAGATTAATGGTGAAGAGGTTGAGGTTACTGAAGAAGAACTCTTAAAGGGGTATTCTCGACAACAGGATTATACAAAAAAGACGCAAGAGCTAAGTGAGTACCGAAGGCAACTTGATGAAGCTGGACAGTTTTACCAGGAAGAGGTTGCTAAGACTCAACAAGCGCGACAAGAGTATATCAGTTCTTTAGCGAATGCAGCACAGTTAAATCTTGCATCGTTACAAGAATATGAAAAAATAGATTGGGAGCGATTGAAAGCGGAAGATAAGGAAGAGTACCTTACTAAACGTGATGAATATCGTGAAGCTCAATCTCATATACAAAACCTACAACAGACTTATGTTGAAGAAAATCAAAAACAAGCTCAAGAGCAACAATACCAATTTAATCAATGGGCGCAAGAGGAATACAACAAGCTAGTAAAACTAATACCGGCATGGGGAGTTCCTGAACAGCAAAAAGCTATTGCTGGAAGATTGCGTAACTTTGCTAACGCTAAAGGTTTTAATGATGAAGAGGTTAAACAACTGTTTGACCATCGCTCTATTCTTATTCTTATGCAAGCAATGGCTTGGGAAGAAGGACAGAATAAAGAAAAGAATCTTAAAACCAAGAAAGTTAAAAAGAAAGTGAAGGTTGTTAAAAGTGGTAAAGGCATTGAGAAGTCTGCTAGCAATAAAGTCGTGCGTCAAAAGAAAATGAAACGGCTTCAGCAATCAGGTCATGTAAATGATGCAGTAGGATTGTTTGAGGATTTTGTTGAACTTTAAATTGGAGAAATGTTATGGCTATTCCGACGAATACTAGGGAAACCTATGGTGCCATAGGTATCAGGGAAGACCTTAGTAATATCATCTATAATATTTCGCCAACTGAGACACCGTTCCTAAGTGGTTGTGGTCGAGAGACTGCTGAGAATACTTACTTTGAGTGGCAGACGGACTCACTAACAGCGGCGGCGGCTAATCGCTCCACTGAAGGTGATGATCCAACTTCTACCGCTGTAAGCGAACCCACAAGGGTAGGGAATTATACCCAGATATCGGTTAAAGCCGTCCAGACGAGTGGGACAGCCGAGGCCGTTAATTTTGCTGGGCGTAAATCTTCCCAAGCGTATCAGTTAGCGAAACGCGCCAAAGAAATGAAGCGTGATATGGAAAAGATGTTGATGGATAACGTAGCACAATCCGCTGGTGCTGGTCCAAGCCCCGGCCCTGCAACCGCGAGAGCGACAGCAGGTCTAGGCGCATGGGTAGCTACCAATTACCATACTCTTGGAGGCGCACCTTCCCCACCGGGGCTAGGCTCTGCTTCTAGCGGTAATGGTACGGATACTGCTAGTGATGCTACATCAACGGGTACATTAACCGAAGCTGGAATGAAGACCGTAATCAAAGAATGCTTTGATAGCGGTGGAACTCCAGACACCATTCTTGTTGGTTCTTCCAATAAGCAGGTAATTTCGGCGTTAACCCAAACAGTGTCAGAACTAAGAACAGCGGCAGATAAGTCTGCACCTGCTCATGTTGTGGCATCTGTTGACGTTTATGTTTCCGACTTTGGAACTTTTAAAATAATTCCAGATCGGTTCCAGAGAGCGCGAGACTGCTGGTTTATAGACTTTGACTTCTGGGCTGTCGCATACTTGCGACCGTTTATGACCGAAAGTCTAGCAAAGACTGGGGACAGTATAAAACAGATGATTCTGGCTGAGTACGGTCTTATGTCTAAGAACCAAGCGGCTAACGGTTTCTTGGCTGACGTATAGGTGTAAGAGTGGGGGTGTAAAAGCCCCCACTTATCTATGAAAGAAAATATAAAAGATTATTTATTTCACAAGAAACGTTTTTTAAGTGTAGATTTTTGTGAGTACGCTTTAGAAACATTAAAGAAAAGTCAGTGGGAGAATCACGACTTTACTGGATATGAAATAAATGATCCTGAACATGGCTTTGGTTGGCAAAGAGAGGTTAAGTCTAAACCCTCTGGAGATGCAGAACCAGAATTTGTAGGGTTTAAAAGTCCTAATTGGAATAAGAATCATGCTCATATTAATAATGTGATTATAAATGGTATATCTAAAGTATTAACAGAGTATGTAAGAAGTTTTGGCTACAAATGGTTTGATGGATGGAACGGTTATTCAGTGGTAAAGTTTTTGAAGTATGCGGAGTCTCATCAGATGGCTGAACACTGTGACCATATTAATTCGCTGTTTGATGGAAATGTAAAAGGGATTCCAATGTTGTCCATTGTAGGACAACTAAATGAAGACTTTGAGGGTGGTAAGTTTGTGATGTGGGGAGATCAAATCATTCCTTTTGAAAAAGGAGATGTTATTATATTCCCTTCTAACTTCATGTATCCGCATAGGGTAGAGCCTGTAACCAAAGGAGCAAGATATTCATATGTCTCTTGGGCCTACTAAGTTTAAAATTGTAAGGGAGTTATTAACTGGTGAACTGTTGGATTTTCTTGGCGTATATGCCTATAACAAAGCGACACTTCCTGATGCCATACCAACAAAAGAGACTCACGGATTTGTAGACGACCAGATACCTAACACTCCTGCTTGGCATGATGACTTAGCCATGAAAAATTTAATGTGCTACCTATCGTCTGATATGGAAAAGCATACTGGTGTAGATTTAATTCCTACTTATTCTTATCTTAGAGTTTATAAGAATGGTGATGAATTAAAAAAACATATTGATAGACATAGTTGTGAGTTTAGTGTTACCTTAACTTTAATGCGTGAACCTAATGAAGATATTTGGCCCATCTATTTAGAGACAGATACTGTGCATAAAGTTAAATTAGAAGCAGGTGATGGCCTTGTTTATAAAGGAACCGAAAGTCCTCATTGGAGGGATAAATTTGAGGGCAGTAGATTAGCCCAAGTATTTTTACATTACGTAAGGAGGTAGTTATGGCTTATAAAAAGGGAACAGAGAAGTGGTCAGATAACCCACAGGGTGTAGCTGCTGACAAATCTTTTAAAAGTAAAGGGGATGCTTATGGCGGTATTACAGGTATCATTTCTAAACTAGGTACTGGCGGCACCGTCAAGGGCCAAGACAATCAAAAAGAGAAAGGCTAATGAGCAAGAAAAAATCAGTAGAGGGTCCAATTACTTTATACTCTCCCGTCCATAGAGGCGGTGATGAAAGTTTAGTGAAGGCCATTAAGAGCCTTGATACAGGTAAGTCTGGGTATAAATCTCCCGGCAATAGTCCTAAACACAAGGTAGAAGATCCATTTAAATAAGGGGTAGCGATGTTTGTGTATGTAAAGACTCCTACCATTGCGGTGGTAGATGGTGTGATCTCTCCTGAAGAGTGCAGTCAAGTAATTGAGCATTCAAGAGATAAACTAGAAAGAAGTACAGTAGCAACAGATAAAGGCTTAGTTCCAGATAAAGATAGGACTTCTCACGGTACTTGGGTAGCTCACTCTGACTTTCCAGGGGTGTGTCAAAGGGTTGCAGATATAGCAGCTATACCATTGGAAAGGGCAGAACCTATTAATGTTTTGCGCTATACTGATGACCAGGAATATAAACCTCATTATGATGCACTAGATGGAGTACATCTTGAGAACGGTGGACAAAGACTATTAACTTGTTTGGTTTATTTAAACAACGTTGTTGGTGGGTCCACTGCATTTCCAAAGTTAAATTTAATGATCGGCCCCATTGGTGGTAGGTTATTAATGTTTGGTAATGTTGATGAGAATAATAAGGCGCATGAATTATCATTGCATCAAGGAATGCCGCCACATGAAGGTGAAAAATGGGTGATGACACTATGGTTCAGAGAATCGAAAGTAAGTTAAGAAAAGCGTTTGGTGCTAAGAAAGAAAAGGCTCCAAGCAAACCAAAGCAAAAGACTGCTGAAGAGCATTTAAAGGAATGGTCTAACGATCAGACTAAAGCTATAGGCGGCAAGGGGTTCTTAGTAGGATGAAAAGAAGAAGTGGAGAGCTGTTGGATGTAATGCCTTATAGACATCAGGAATGGATTGAAGAACCTGATGGTGAGATATCTATAACTACTTACCAGGATGCCGAACCTACAATAGAACAGAATAAAAAAGAGTATAACTTATATGGTGATAAACTTAGCTTGGGTAAAAGGGGAGACTGGCATAAGGTAGCTTCTATTCCTTTTAATGTCTATGAGCAATGGAAGAATGAAACCAATGGAGCAATTGATAAAGATCCAAAGTTACTGGCTAAATATTTAAACGATCCTGATAACAAATATTTTAGGACTGCACCAACCAAACTATAGGGGTAAATAAGATGGGAGACTTATACAGATTAAACAATTTTAATTATACGTTTACAGCGCTGTCAACCTCAGTAACACTGGGTGATGCTGTCTCTGCACAATGCTACGCTATTATAATAAATGCCAGTGAACCTGTGTTTATTAAAATTGACGAGCATGGAAGCGCCGCTACCGCTGGTTCATGTGGTTACTTTATTAAGGATTGGCCTCATTACATACGTGTTAGCCCTGGAGATAGGATTTCTGGGTTAAGAGCTGGCAGTAGTGATTCAGTTGTTTATATAACAGAATTAACCAGATGAGAATTGATAAGCCAGATACTTATAGATTAGCTAATAAGCTACATTCTATAACTACCACTACAACCTCTACCGAAATGGCAGAGGCGGTTGGCTCTGGTATAAGTGCTGTAATGATAACAGCTACAGAGGACGCTTTTCTTGCGTTTGGTGGAGAGGTAGATACTACACCTTGGAGTGATGTGGTTGGTGCATGGTCGGCACAAACAAACTCATGGAAGGAATACGAGGCTGTTGGGGAAGGTTACCAAGAGAAAGACTGGCCTACTTATTGGCGCATTAGTTCAGGACAGAAAGTATCCGCTTTACAGGTATCTGCCGCTGGAACAGTATACATTGCGGAGATGACAATATAATGGCTATAGGAACTTATGCAGAGCTTCAAACTGCTGTCGCTAACTGGTTAAATAGAGACGACTTAACAGACAGAATACAAGAGTTCATAGACTTGGCGGAAGCGAGAATCAATCGTAACTTGCGTCTTAGGCTTATGGAGACTACAGCTACCGGCACACTGGTTGCGGGAACTAGAGATTATGCGTTACCCACAGATTACATACAGGCAAGAACATTTCATTTGACTCTTGACCCTATAGTTCCATTAGCTTATGTTACGCCAGAGATAATGAATAGGATATGGGCTGGATCTACTGGTGGAACCCCAGAAGCATTCACCATCATTGGTGAGAACTTCAGACTCGGACCGTCACCTGCAACTGCTGACGGTTATTCTATGCTTTATTATAAACGAATACCTGCATTAACTCCTGCCGCCACAACTAATAGCATGCTTACATATAATCCCGATATATATTTATATGGAGCTTTATTAGAGGCAGAGCCTTTCTTGCAGAATGACGCAAGAGTGCAGTTATGGGCTACAGCTTACAGACAAGCTGTAAACGATTTACAAGTTCAGGATGACAAAGATCGTCACTCTGGTTCTGAGCTAAGAGTAATGAACACGAGTGGCTACTTTTAAGGGGATTAATCATGGCATTAGAAACAGCAACATATATTAGCCAACTAGTTGATACGAATCCAACATCTAGCGATCCTGTGTCACAAGGTGACGATCATCTTAGGTTAATTAAATCAGTATTACAGTCACAGTTTACTACGTTAGGTGCGGCGGCAGTAACCACAACTGCGGCTGAGCTTAACTTGTTAGATGGGAAAACAACACTTGATGTTGAGGGTACTGCGGTATTATCCACGGGGGAAACAGGTGGTACAAAGTTTCTTAGAGAGGATGGAGACGGAACGTCTTCATGGCAGACTGCAGCAGGAACTACATATACAGCGGGTGATGGCTTAGACCTAACGGGTACAACATTCAGCACAGATCTAAAGGCTAATGGCGGCTTAGAAATTGATACTACAGAACTGGCCGTGGCTCAAGGTATATCACAATATGATGTGGCACAGTTTGCTGCTGGTGTTGTTGATAATGACTTTTTAAGGATTGACGGTACAGCGGTAGAGGGAAGAAGCGCTTCTGAGGTTTTATCAGATATTGCTGCTCTACCTTTGGCTGGCGGAACAATGACTGGAGAGTTAGTATTCGGAGATCAATTAGCCACCAAGCCTAAGATGAAAGACTACTCTGAAGCGGTAAATGCTTTGGGTTCTAAATCAGCAGCCTTTGATATTGATTTAGAGGATGGAAATGTTCAGTCTCTCACAATAACATCTGGTACATTTAATATTGGATTAACAAATGCTCTTGCATCTAATTCGAACTCTTTAACACTTATAGGCACTAACTTAGGTGCGGGGACTCCTTCGTTTATTTCTGGCGCACATGGTGGCGGTGGTAATGCAGTTAAGTGGCCCGGTGGAACTGCTCCTACTGTAACAGCATCAGGAGTCGATATATTAACATTTACTACATTTGACGGTGGCACTCAGTGGTATGGGTTTGCTGCTGGCATAGCGATGGCGTAGGGGGTGATATGTCTCTAGGAGCAAATAAAGCAGCCCTTCTTGCGATGGGTAGTGCAGCAGGAGGGGGTAATTACTTTGGTGATGGTTCCGATGGCGCATTAACTACAACAGGTGATGTTACTTATACAGTTTTAAACAAGTCAGGTTCTTATGATGGTGATATGGTTGTTAAGAACTACACTAGTTTGACTATAGGAGCAGGACACACCATTACAACAGATCAGCCCTGTAGAGGGATGTTGATATATGTAAAGGGAGACTGTTCCATTAGTGGAACATTAAATGCTAGAATCGGCGCGCTTGCAGATCCAACAAACACAGGAGGTTCTGACTCTGCAGCTGTTAATGCAAACGGATTAAGGTTACCATTGTTTACAGCAAGTGGATCACAAACCTTATCTGCCGCTGATTTTGCAGGATGCGGAAATGCCGCTGTTACTGCTGTCGCCAACCAAGCTGAGATAAGTGGAGATGGAACAATTTTTCAGATTTTAAAAGCAGGGGCATCTGGCGGAAGTGTTCATAATATAGCTGGTAATACTTCCAATACCTTTTACAATAGCCAAGGAACTGATGGGGGGAATGGAACCACAACAGCTTCTTCTGGTCAATGTGGCGGTGGAGCAACTGGAGGCTATAATTTTCATTCAGGAAATTCTGGAGGGCAAATCTCTGGGTCTGCTGGAGGGTTAGCTGGGACATTCTCTGGAGGTGCTGGAGGAGGCTCTACCGCACTTAGAATTAGCTCTTCTCCAGGATACAATCTTTCTGTTGGTGCTGTAGCAGATTATGGTGGGGCTGGAGGCGGTGGGAGTAGGAACTGGCAAAACTGTTATTCTGCCTCTGGTGGCGCTGGAAACCCTGCGGGAAGCTCTGGCGGAGATAATGCTGGGGCAGCACAAAGCATAGTTGGTGGTATATTATGGCTTATTGTTAAAGGGGATCTAACAATTGCTAGTGGTGGATCAATTACCGCTTTAGGTGGTAGTTCTGGTACTACAAACAGTGCGTGTCAGCAAGGAGCGTCTGGTGGAGCATCTGGAGGCGGGGTGTTAATGCTCCTTCATGGTGGTACATACTCTAATAGTGGAACAGTAACAGCAAATGGCGGTACTGCTGGTAGCGCCCCAAATGCAACAGGCGGAGATGGAGGTAACGGATCAGTTGTACAAGCCCAAATATCTACATAATGCCACAATTTATACACGAGCAATTTATTAAAGATATTAGTATTGCTGACAAATATATAGAACATTTCTTCAATAACCCTTCAAAACATGTAAGGGGGATGGTTGCAAATAATACAGGTTCGTATCCCGACGAAAGTGTAAAAAAAAGTACAGAACTGCAAATTGTTGATGAGTATGAGTCTGAGTTATCTAAAGGGTTATGTGTCGAGCTTCAGACTGTATTGGATGATTATGTAAAAGTTTACCCCAAGTTAAATGATCTTGCTAGATTTAATATGGTTCCTTTTAACATCCAGTATTACAAGCCGGGAGAAGGTTTTTTAAAATGGCATTCTGAAAGGACTTCTGGCGCGGAACCAGCTACAAGCAGAGTTTTGGTTTGGCTGATGTATTGCCATACAATAGAAAAAGGCGGTGGAACAGAATTCTTACACCAAGAGTATACTTGCAAATCTGAAAAGGGAAAGGTTGTTATGTGGCCTGCGGATTGGACATTCACTCATAAGGGTGAACCCTGCGATGAAGAAAAGATGATTTTAACAGGGTGGTATAATTTTGCATGAAACGGAGTCAAGGTGCTAGTTAGTGATACTCATAAATTTGTTTTCCATCATGTTCCAAGCACAGCAGGAAGTAGTATCACATCTGTATTAGCGAAGTATTGTAGGGGCTATAAAGGTCAACCTGAATACTTTGGAGGTTCAGCAGGAATTGGTGGTTATGCTTGGCCTGATGCAGTTCATTGTGGATACGAGATGCACACCCCAGTAAGAGATACAGATTTTCCAGATGATTATTTTTCTTTTGCTTTTGTACGAAAACCTAGCGATATGGACTTTGTATGCGGTAAAGATAAGAATACTATTGTTGATTTTGTTGGAAGATATGAGAATTTACAGGAAGATTTTGATTTCGTTTGCAGTAAGGTTGGTATAGAAAAAACTACATTACCAAGGTGGAATATAGGCGGTGAAAATGGGAGCAAATTTTTGTCTAGTAACTTAGAAGCGTCATCAAATAGAGTAAAAGATTTTGGATATGTTGTCATTGATAATTTATTTTCAGAAGATGAGTTAAATGACATCAATAATGAACTGATTCATTTAGATTATATAATGAATTTAAAGTCAGTTAAAGATATTAGGCTTAAAGATGGGGCTGAAGGACTATTAAATGGCGATGGGTTGACTTTGGATAATGTTTATGCTAATAGAGATTATTCTTCTATACTAAAATATAATAGGAAGCTATGGTCTGAAGAGGTGGTAGAATTATTTTGCTCATCTCACCCAGCTAATATTCATTACGCTCTTTGTAATTTAGATAGCACCTTTATAAATAGGTATACAGACTCTCAAGGGTATAAGGCTCACAGGGATGTGTCTAGTTTTTCTTCTGTTACTACATTTTTAAAGGGAGGTATATCTGGAAGTAAATTTATTTTTCCTGAGTATAACATTGAAATAGAAACCAAACATAATCAATGTATTATTTTTCCATCTTGGGTTTTACATGAGGCAACAGCAATACAAACAGAAGGGGGGACAAGGTACTCAATGGCAATGTTCTCTTCGCAAACACTTGGAGCTAACAAATGACAACGTATGCAAAAGTAATAGACGGTAGTGTAGTACAATGGCCTTATGGTATGGGAGACTTAAAGAAGGATTATCCTTCAACTTGCTTTTCATCTAGCGTGTTTCAAAATGAAACACTGAAATCACAGTATCATATAGTATCTGTGTCAAAGGCTTCCCCAAATCCAACGGCAGGGTATAAGGCGGTACAAGTTGGCCCCGTTTTAGATAACGGGTCTTGGACTGAAAAGTACGAAAATCAGGCAAAAGAAGAAAGTGAGTTAGTTGATAGCGACTTTACAAACCCTAATCCTCCTTCAGATGATGCGCTAAAGGATGAGCATGGTGTTGTGGTCAGGACGCATGAAAGAAACGGTATAGTAAAGGTGGGGGACACTTGGGAAATTGTATGGACAACGGTGGAGTTTGGATGGGAAGACAAAAGGTTAAGTGCTTATGGAACTCCAGCGTCCCAAATAGAGTACATTACAGAGAACGGTCTTGATGCTTGGGTTACCAAGGTTAATGAGATTAAAGGTTGGTATCCTAAAGCATGAGTCTAGTTCCTGTAAATAATGTAGGCGAACATGGTATTGTCAAGGATATTAATGCTTGGCAACTGCCGCCTAATGCGTGGACAGAAGGTAATAACATAAGGGCAGAGCATAATGCAATACAGAAGAGTCCAGGCTACTTAGAGGTCATGGAATCCTGTCCTATAGCTCCGTACTTTATTACTAACCTAGAAATAGGTGGTGCTAACTACTGGATAGTAGGCGGATTAGCTAAGATATATGTTCATAATGGTACGACATGGACTGATATCACCAGAGCCAGTGGAGACTATAATGCTACTGCTAGAGAGAACTGGACAGCTACAGTATTAGGTGGTATACTGGTGATGACCAATGGGTATGATGATCCTCAGTTCTGGGCATTAACAGCCGGTGTTCCTTCTGTTACCACCAAGATGGCAGATCTTACTAACTGGCCTGCAAGCACAGAGTGTAAATCATTAAGAGCATTTAAATCTTTCTTGGTTGCTTTGAATGTTACGAAGTCAACAGTACCATACAACAGTCTTGTTAAGTGGTCTACGGCAGCAGCAACGCAAACGGTGCCTGGATCATGGGACGAGAC